ACCACCCTAATCCGTCCTCTAAAAGGGACAGATCCTCCGGTATTTGATGTCGACGGAAACCGGCCGTCCAGCAAGCAAAAGGTGGTTCCTGTCAGCGAAAGGCAAATCGCTGCGTTTAAGGAACGCCTTCATTAGAGCGCCATAGCCATCCAGATTTGATTCTGGAAGCTTGACCTTAACCGCCATGCCCTTGACAAAGGGGCGTTGGAGGTTAGAGTCCCACCCATCGGTATCATACCCGATGAACGAACGACGACCTAGTGCCGAAGATGTTTCGGCGACTCGGGGGAGAGGTATTATTCTCTCAACCAAGTCAAAGACATACGCTGCAGTCTTCCACAAACCATGCTTATAAAGCAGGTTTGCAAAGGCAACAGTCGATATGATCTCGGATGCTTGCTTCCGTTGCGTAGGGAGCATAGTGCGGAGTTTAACGATGGAAACATCGTCACCCGACCAATACTCCTTACCGCAAGACTCTCTGAACTTACCAGTCCAGAAAGACTTGTTTGAGTTCACCTTGAAGCCAAAGGCCTCAAGGGAACCGACAACGGAACCCACAAATTCTACAGGAACGACAATGTCGTCCCCGTAGACGCGTACCGAACCCATCAAGGACTTAACGTCCTTTTTGGTAATCCGGCGGCCTAGACCCTTCTGGATTCCAATGAAGACCACCGTTGCGAAAACAACGGCCTCCATCGGAAAACAAAGGGCCGAACCCATAGACGCGAATTTCGAAAGACGAATAATTCGTCTGCCGTCAACATCAGCCTTTCGACTACGTGTTGCGTCTACCGCAGCTGCGAAGCTGGGGAAGTTGCGCAACATGCGTCGTACATGCTGATTGGAGACACGATCAGAGGCTTCACTCAAGTCGAGTGTAGCCAGGCTCCCGTCGAGGGAGCCTCTACGAGCCATGTCCTGATTAGGGACCTGGCTTGAGTAGTCGATAAGGTTACGAGGGATGTCATGCCCTCGCATAGCCTTCTCGAATATCTCCAAAACGCCCTGCTGCATGTATTGCATTGCAGTGGGCTCAATGGCGATAATTCGAGGTGTCTTCAGCGTTTTAGGAACTGTGATGACCCTAACGGGCACCTCAGCTCCGGGTTCGTGAAAGACAAGACGGTCGTAATCATCAATATATTGATGATACGAGGCGAAAAGGTTCTCCCCAGCGGGGAAGACCTCTTCAAGCCGACTGGTCCAACTCGACTGATTAAACTTTTGGTTTCCCTTAAGTCTATCAGCGGTTGCACCAGGCCCGTGCTTCGGAATGACGTTACCTTCATAGATCTCTCGATCTATGTTGGCGAACATATCGCTCCAAAGCAAGGAGACCATTGCATCGAATTCCTCATGGAGGGATTCAAAGGCAAGGTCCGCCTTCTTGACTTCCAGCTCACAAGAGAGGTACTTGTCGATAGCGGCTTCTCGACGTGCAGGACTGCACTCGATAGCCATCTTTGCGAACATCAACGTTAGTTGACGAACGCATTGAATTGCATCGACAGAGGCATCCTCTCTTAGAACACCGGAATTCCGGTCGAAGACAAGCTCAAGGAAACCTCCGAATAAACGGGGGAGACCGCCAGTAAAGGCAAAGCCTTTAAACTGGTCGTGAGCGACGAAACCTTGGTCAAGACTTTTTTCGAAGTCCTTACCAAAGTTCGACAGGGTAATCGTAAGAAACGACAACCCCTCACCTTCGACACGCAAAGAGACTGTTTTAAAGTCTCTCTGGGTACTTGTGTGACACCATTCTCCCATCTCAGAGAGAATCTGCTGAAAGAGATCCATCAGGCTTTTCAATTTCTGCTCCCATCGGAGTTAGAAATTCCTTAGCATGATAGCTCAACTAACAGGTGGCGACTAGTGTCGCCCTCTGCTCTTGTTGGACCCACCATTATAGTGGATCCAGCCGAGAACTAGAGTTAGCGTGAACAGACCCAGAAGGATCTGATCAAGCGTCACTTTAGCTCTCACCACCAAGGAACTTGGTGGCCCACGCTGCGTCATTGAGCAGAGCCGTGAGGCTCTGCACGATGGCCTGCTGCTCGGCGATCGAGTAGCCCCCATTAATGGGGGCGTCGACGACGATGTAAGCAGCCATCGAAGCCTGAGTGTTCACCGTGGTGGTGAACGGATCAGGAATGACCTTAGCGTGATCGACACGCGCGAGACGCTGGGCACGCTTCTTCGAAGAAGAAAGCTTGTGCTTCACGTTGATCGCGACGGTTCCATCCGGCACCTGATAGGTGGCGGTGGAGCCTGCCGAACTAACTCGCGGAAGCGAGATAGCTGCGGCAGCGCCGATCTTAAGGGACTGAGGGTCGTTGAGTGCCATGCGAGGATTCCTTTTCAGTTGACTAGCCACATATGTGTCTAGTTATGTTGAGTTGTTGGCATATGCCAAGTCTTAACGCGACTAACGAGGATGAGCCAACGCTACTAATCGTTGATCAACCTGCGAGGCGCCTTGGTAAGACCAAGAGCGCCTAGAATTGCCCACTGCTTCCCCGAGAAAGAATTGGGGTTGCGGGCAAATCCATAGGGGTTCGCTCTGAATCTCTGCTTCCGCGTTGTGCGGAAACTAGTAGAGATCGGAGCCCGGTCCGCTTGGGTAAACCCAAACGCATCCGTGGTCGTTGCGACATACTCAGACACTGTCGTGTTCATG